ATCTTCTTTGCCATGCCCATCAATCCATAATAGTACGAGTAGATAGATGCTTGTCGAAACATCTCGTTTTCTACTTCATACTCGTTAAACTGAACGAGCGCATCACTGATGTCTTTATAGTTTTCCCAAGTAAAATCTTCCAGGGATTCAATAAGTTCGTGCATAATTAGTAACCAGAGGGTCTTGTTGTTGATGTTGTTGGTGATGTAGGTGACGAATAGCTTGGAGAGCTAGGCGCGGTAGTAGTCGTGCGTGATCCGTTGCTCTTGAAGGTGGTGTTACCCACTACAATACCATTAGAGTCTTGATTCTTGGATTCTTCAACAATATTTGTTAAATAATTTGGATCTTTCAGGTTGCTAGATGTCGGAGGAATATATGGTGGATTTGAGTTAATGGGTGGGTAGTAGATCTTGTAGACAGCCTCTGGGATGTGTGTCAGTACGCCCTGAGCATCCCTAGATACATAATCCCCTGGAGGAGCGGTGAAACCTTTCGAGGCAGGGTTGTTATCATTTTCTTTTAGCAGCTTAAAAGGCAAATTGATTCGATAAATCCCTGAGTCGCCAACGGATTTAACGGGGTCAGTAAGTGCGCCAAATAACCACCTGCCCCGTGCGTAGATACTAATTTGCGTTGTTTCATATTGCGGCTTAATGTATATGTCTTGTATGGTTAAGTCTTTCATACAGTATCTAGCCTACTCAAAGATAAATGCGAACAGTTCTTTATTGAGTCCAGCTAATTGCTGAATCATATTAGATGTTACCGTAGTGAGAAATTCATTACCCATTTGTGGCATCTCATCATCGTCCCCCAAACCATATAAATCAAAGCCAATGTGGCAAATCTCATGCAGCAGAGTGGCTCGGTAGTCTTCAGGGCATTGGTTAGGATCAATAGTAAGTAGAGACTTAGGGAATTCTACACAACCATATAGGTTGTCCTTTGTCAAAGGTCTTTGCTCAATCTTAAACGTCTTAATCCCTGTGTATACTTCCATGGGGTGAACTAACTTTTCATATCTCATTCTACTCATCCTCGCTGGCAAATGTAGCCTCTCCTTCTGACATTCTCAGGACACTATAGTCTACATCCATGGGGACAGTAAACCGAGGTCTACCATTACGGGACTTGATAACAAAAGCCCTCATCTTACCCTCATCAAACTCCTCCTCTGATTGGTTAAGAGAGATGGCGAAATCACAAGTACGGATCTTACCGTAGGAGTCTCCGAGTTCTGCGTCTGTAATAACCTTTACCATGCGACCTTGACGATTGGTCTGGGTTGCAGTCCAAGTCAGGAAATCATGCTCCATAGCAACACCCCTAAGCTCCTCTGCGATCTTCTGCTGCGCGTGATACTCCTGTTGGATCTCACGGGTCGGACGCAGAAGTTCGAGGTAGTCTACGATCAACAGGTCAGGCTCAAACTCATCATAGTTCTTCAACTGCACGATGAGATTCCTGATAGTGTTGACAGAGGCTTGGCCTGTAGGGAATTCCTTGATGACCAACTGAGATCCTGGGAACTCAGTCTGGAACATCTCAAGACGCTCCTTGACGGTGAGTTGGTTAGCAGGATCCTTGAGCTTGAACTGAGGCACAAGGGTCATGATAGAATCAAACCTCTGTGCGATCTTGTCCTCGCTCATTTCAAGTGAGATATATAAGACTTTCCTGCCTTCAATCATTGAGTGTACGCCTTGGTTCACTAGGAACAAAGACTTACCAACCCCAGGAGGGGCAACAACCATAGCCATTTCCTTGGACCCCAATCCACCCTCTAGGGATTTATTGAGAGAAGGCAGGATCGTCTTATACTTTACCTGATTTTCCTTGTTAAAGATTCTATCCCATCGACCAGCGATGTCGCTGAAATAGTCTTGACCTGTATCTACGTCTCGATTGATGAGCAGAGCCTCTTTAACTAGAGCTTCAACCTCCTCAACTCGATCCTCTTTAATTAGAGAAATACTTTGAGCGATAGCAGACTTCATCGCCTCCTTCTTGGCGAAGCCCTCAACAAGGTCGAGCATATACTCGGTGTTGTTGGTCGTGGAGGTGTCTACGTTGTTGATGAAGGCAAGCTCATCTTCGTAGTCGGAAGCATTCTCTCTTGCGCCAAGAGAACCCTTGACATCCTGAACAATAAAATCGTCAGTAGGAAGTTTGCTGTACTTCTCGTAATGATCATGAACTGCGTCAAAGATCTTGGCGTGAGAGGGGAACTCAAAGTACTCAGACTTTACTAGATTGACAATCTGTAAGTAAAAATCTTTGTTAGACTTCAGTAGATAGAGAATACCTCGCTGGATGTTCTCGCTAAAATCGTAAGCCATGGTTGTTATGTTGGTTTGTTTTTATTGGGTTTTGCGGGGTCTAAGTGGGTACTTCCGATGTCTTTGTATCCCATCTTAGTTGCTCTATTATAGGCATCCTCTGTCAGTTTTTTAGCATTCTTTACCTTTTGTTCCACCTCAGTCTGGGTGGACTTCTTTAAGCCTCTACTCTCAGCAAACTTATCGTAGTCAATGTTGGCAGACTTGTAACGAAAGTCTTCATTGTCCGTTGCTTCCTTGGTTTGTCTAATTTGATGTCTTAAAAAGCGATCTCCTGCTGTCTGATCATAGCCAAACTCCTTGTGCTTGTCAATCCTAGCTCGGACTGTATGAAAGTCTTGATCGTCTCCCCACTTAACATTCACCCCTTGGTTCTGCCAGTAGCGGTTTGATAATTTCCCACACTTAGGACACTTAGTTCTTTTCGGTGCTGTTCCTATGGGTAGCTCTCTATCCCAGTAAATATGACACTCATTACAAACCCATTCGTATGTCGGCATTATTTGTTCTCGTAGTCTTTGATTGCGCTTTTGATTGCGTCTTCAGCTAAAACACTACAGTGAATCTTGACGGGAGGTAGACTTAACTCTTCTACAATATCAGAGTTAGTTATGCCTCTAGCTTCTTTTAAAGTTTTACCTTTGATCCACTCTGTGGCTAAACTACTGGAAGCGATAGCTGATCCGCATCCAAAGGTTTTAAATTTTGCATCCACGATGCGGTCACCAACTACTTTAATTTGCAGTTTCATTACATCCCCACACTCTGGGGCTCCAACCACTCCAGTCCCTACGTCAGAGGCATCCTTATCCATGGAGCCTACATTCTTTGGGTTCTCATAATGATCCAATACTTTTGTGCTATATGCCATTAACAATCTCCTCCTGTTAAGGAGCAAGCATCACCAGCAGCGACTGCCTGTTCAGCCTTGGCTCCCATATATTTAGTGACGTTCTCTTGAGTAAGTGCAATTGCCTCTAGTGGTTCATTGCCTTTAGAGCCAGCGCGATAAACTGTGAGACCTTTAAGGTACGGAGCGTAGTCCAATGCCGCTTGAGAAAACTCTTCAGGCGTTGAAGTTGCGGGGAGGTTGATGGTTTTTGATATACAGGAGTCCATAAACTTTTGAATGGTTGCCTGTACTTTGATGTGATCTTCGGGTGCAATGTCATACGCTCCGACGAACGGCTCCACTGATTTTCCTTGATCATACCATTCTTGGAAGAGCGGGTCAACAACTAATTGCTCCTTCCATACATTATTGTTCCTATACCTGCGGTTATACATAGCAGAGAAGATAGGCTCAATGCCACTAGAAACTCCGTGGAGCATTGATATAGTACCACAAGGAGGAATTGTAAGCATAACAGCATTTCTAATCCCATACCTCTTAACCAACATTCTAATCCTTGCAGGAAGGGTTTTTGCAAAGTCTTCATTTAAATATTTCTTTGAGTCGAACTCAGGGAAGGGTTTCTTATCCCTTGCTAGATACACGGACTGCTTGTAAGCTTCATCTCGAATCGTACTAAAGAGACGGTCCAAAAATTCCAAACACTTCTCGCTTCCATATCTAATCCCAAGTTTAATTAACATATAGTGTAACCCAGTTACACCCAATCCAATTCTTCTTGATCGCTCACCCACAAGTTTACATTCATCGGTTGGAAAGGTATTAACGGTGAGCACATTATCTAGGAACCTAACCCCAGTCCGAACTGTTCTAGCCAGTCTTTTCCAATCCACATCCCTACCATCATCAAGAACCATATTGCTGAGGTTAATATTGCCAAGGCAGCAATTTCCATAGGATGGAAGGGAGATTTCACCACAAGGGTTCGTCGAATCAAGGCTTTCAAAGTACGAAACATTAGTATATCGGTTAGCTAGGTCAATATTATATATGCCAGGATCACCAGACTCTACAGAGTTTTTCCAAATTAAATCCCAGAGTTCCCTCGCTTTCATGTCTCTCTGACCTATAACCTCGAAAGCATCTGTCCAAAGTTTTTTATGAAAATTGTTTGCTCGATTCAAAGCATCCTCTTCATCGAGGCCAATGACGCTCACAATCTCTTCACCATTACGGCTCAGGTCATAAGAGTGATACTCCTTATTATTAAAAGAAAAGTACCAATCTTCATCCAACTCTACTGCTTCCAGAAATCTATCCGTAATAGCAACCGAGATGTTAAAGTTATTAAGTTCACCTTGATCGAGCTTTACAGATAAGAACTCAAGTAAATCAGGGTGAGTGATATTAAGTATGCCCATAAGAGCGGTTCTACGATTTTTTCCTGCCCTGACATGTTCACCTACCTCATTAATCATTTTAAGAACAGAGACTGCTCCTGGTGCGGAGTTCTTTACACTCCCGATGTGATCTCCCTTGGGTCTAATCTTGGAGACATTAAAACCTACGCCCCCACCAGCGCAAGAAATTCTGTACATATCTTGTACAGTTTTGCCAATGGAATCAACACTATCTTCTGGAATAATAACATAGCAATTAAGAAGATTATGATTCCCACGGTTACGGCCAGCACCAAAGATGATTCGACCCCCTGGAATAAGGTCCCCAGAACCGACTGCATCGTAAAAGTATTTTTCTGTCCTTTCTTTATCTTCATCTTTCTCTGCTGAAGCAATCGTCTTGGCGATGACCTTAGCCCTCTCAGCCCATTTTGTTTCGCCAGGGTAAGCGTATCGTGATTCAAAAATCTCTTGACCGAGTTCATTCAGGTTTGCGTTCGCCATGTTATCTTCCTTGTACCTTGGATATTCCTTTAGACTTTGTTATAGTCAGCGTCTTTACATTGTCCATCAAAGATTTTAAGTAATTATTATGTGTAATTACAAACAAATTCTTATCTTTCTTTAATTCAGACAATAATATATAGAGCCCGTCAAGTCCATCTTGATCTAAATTTTCAGCTACCTCATCGAAAAACATTAAGTTGTTCTCAGACTTGTGAGATAGAGTGAGAAGTTGTTGAAGTCCTAGCATCACAGCGAGTCCTATCTTCCTCTTTTCACCACCCGACAGGGATATGTAGTTGATTTCCTGACCGTTGTGTAGTACTGTTTCTTTTAATTCCTCATCAAATTCTATAAAGAATTTACCTTTCGATAAGTGCGAAAGATAAAAGTTAGTTTTGCCATTAAAGTA